AACAGGTATGTCATAAATAATTGTTGTGGTTCCATCATCAACAGTATTAGACATCATATAAGATTTTAAATCTTGTCTAAAAACAAATGTTGCTGAATACTGACTAATAGTTTTTTCAAATGGTAAAGATTGGTTGGTTATAGTAAAATAATATGTTTGTTCACCTTCTGGAATTGTTAAATAATCAGGAAAAATATAAACAAACTTATTCATAGTTGGAACATTTGTCATTACATACACAGCATCTTCAGATACAATTTTCATTTCACATTCACACAGATCAAAATCAGATTCATTTGAATAATATGATAATTCAAATATTGCTTCTGAAGTTGCATCGTCTGTTTTAACATTTAAGTTATTAATATTAAAATGATATAAATCTTGATCTTGATGAGACCAACTTTCAATTAATGTAGGAACTATATTAATTTCTCTCATTATATAATGATAATACGCTGCAGTATTTTGAGAATCCAAAGTCATTTCAAATAGAGTTATATATTCAATTTCATCTTTTTCAATAATAATATTTCTAGGGAGATATGTTGTAGATGAAGATATTTCATGCCACACATCTTCACTGTAATATTTATATTTATCAGTAAATACATTTCGTGAAGGAACTAAATCATCACCAAATTCTAGTACTGTATATAACTGAATTTCATTTACTTTTAAATCTGATCTTTTTAATACAGGTATTGAATTTTTTCTTATTGGAGCATCTGGTATAATAACATCAAAGTTTTCATAATCTGTTTCAGATACTAATCTATTTAAACTTACTAAACTTTTAATTGAATTGCTTCTTATTTCTTGTAAATCTTCTTCATCCTCACCATTATATGCGGGAGCTGCATTAATTACATCATAATCTACTATTGTAGTAACTCCAGTTTGTTGAGTATATATTCTACCACCACTTGTAATGGATCCTGCAATAGAATTTCCATCTTCCCCTTCTGTTACATTAACATAAACAACAATTGTAGATCCAGGTAATGGTTGTTGACCAATAATACCATTTCCAAAATATATTCTTCTACCTTCTGGAGAAACTCTTAAAACATAACCATAATCAGAACTACTCATTAAATATAAACTATTAAATTGAGTATATAATCTACCTGTATCAACGCTAGAAGCATCTGGGTCTTTTACATATACTGCTATATCAGCAACTTTTCCATCTATTGGAACATTAATATCTGTAAATTGAAACGGTTGTAAATCATCATCTAGTTGAAATTCTTGTACTGTTGATTGATATTGTTTTGTAGGCATTATAAATTGAAAATTTTGATCGTCTGAGGTAGTATCTATTGCAACAGGAACATCATATACTTTACCATCAACTTCATTTGTTATAGTAACTGACGTATTATTAGTTATTGTAACTAATGTATCATAATATGTAGTAAAAACAACACCATCAGCAGTTTGAAATTCAAATCCACTAGGAATATTAAATGTTGAATCTAGATCATCAAATGGTAAATTTACTGTCATTAATAAATCAGCTATTGAATTTGTTGCTTCTTTTGGACTGTATCCAAGGAATGAACTTAAATTATGAATAGATTCTGGTAATTGAGCTTGAGTTAGAAAAAACTCTCTATAGATATTACTTTGGTAAAACATAAGATTGGATGCAAGTGTTGTAAAAATATCTATTATATATGAAAGAAATGAAGATTGAGTTAAGTCAACCTCATCTAATTCCATATATTGTTGTAGAAATTCTATTACTTGAGCTCTTATTGCATCTCTTGATGCATATATTGTTTCAGATACAGGTGTTGTCATGTTTAATACCTCTAAATTTCAAGTAAACCAGAATTATCATTCCACATGTCTACTAGATTAATTTTTAGTTCCTCATCTTTAACTAACATTTTAGCTAAAGATTCTGCTTCCTCTACTGTATGAACTTTTTTATCATAATCAAAAAATACATATGTATCTTCTGTCTTAGCTTCTACTTTTTCTGTTCCTTTACTTTCATATACTTTACATCTTAATTTCCAATATCTTTTTTCTGTATTAGGATAAGGCTCAACTCCAGTAACTTTAAAAATTGGATAAGTATCATCTGAAGATTGTAAAAATTCAGATTCAAATTTAACTATATCTCCAGCATAAGGAGTTATTCCATATAAAGATGGAAACACTATACTCGTTTCTTGTTCTTTAATTAAACCAAATTCAGATCCATCAAAGGCAGTTGATATTTCTTCTGAAAAATATACAGGGAGTAATAAATATTTATCCCATTTAATTCCAGATAAATCTCCAGTTCGTTCATAAGCACCACCAAACATCTGATCATCATCCCAAACAGTAGTATCTTTATTTATATTCCAATATGTAGTAAGGAATGCAACACCATGTCTGGCATAATACTCAAGAGTTAGTCTTTGATACTCATGAATATATTCATATAAACGTTCCCAGTTTTGCATATTTTACCTCTTTATAGATGATATAAATTTTGATATTATAGGACGAGACATTGCTTTTTTCTTGATAGCGCTCATTTTAAGTTGAACTCTATTTGATATTTGTTCTTTAATCAGCGGTGTCATTTTTCCTTCAATTAAATATACTTTCATATTTCCTTCACTATATTCTTTAGAAAAAGAAAAAATAAGATTAGAATTTATATATTTACCTTTTTTCTTTAATATAACTTTAAATTTATCTTTTTCTTTTGTAACACTACAATACAGTTCTTCCATCTGAATAAAATGTTGATTTTCCTCAAACTCGTCTATAAATATATTAGTATATTCAGAAGGAGCTTTTAATACTAATTGAGAAACTATTTCATTATCTTTCATCTCACCTACAACATTATAAACTGAAAATGATTCATTCTTTTCTATAATAAGAATCTGTACATTACCAATATGCTTTTTCTTAAAGATTCCTTTATATGTTTTTATAATACCATAGATAATTCTATTTCTCATAATATTTTCCTATTGTATATAGAACTTGTTTAGTTATATTAAGCTTTTAAGTTATTGTTTTTATTCTAAAAAAAATGGTAAAAAAATCGGTTCTTGGTTATATCCATGAACCGATTTTAGTTTGTTTCTATTCTTCTAATTTTAACATTGTTTCCTTGGATATTTCTACTGCCATTGAAGATTCTTCATCATCATATGTTAAATCAATATCTACAATAAAACCATGTCCATCCTGCATAAAAGTAATTTCTATATTTGTTAATAAAGCTCTATTATCATACATCATTAATCGAGTTTGTATTTCATCCTTAATACCGTCAATAGTTATATCGTCAGCAGGATCAAAAATATATTTATATAAATTACTTCCATATTCTGGATTTGCAATATAGGTTCTAAGTGGTGTTAACAATATATTATTCCAAGAATTTATTACTGCCTGAATATTTGAAATTCTAGAGAAATCTCCTCTTGAAGAAATATTATCTATATAATCAGTAATTCTATCATCTGAACCGGTTATATTTTTTTTAAATCTTTTTAAAATAGAAGCCATTAATTCCTCCTTTCTTCCATCAATTTCAATCGCTGATCTTCAATATCTGTTTTCCATTTAAGAAGATCATTGAATCTTTTAACAGGCATGCTCATGATATCTAAATAATTTTGATGTAACATTTCAATACATGCAAATATAGATTCATTTAACATTTTTTTATAGTCGTCTGCAGCACTAGGCTGAGTACACCATGCGAAAAAATTGAGACACTAAATCTATGTCTACATCCTCCTCCGCACTACAGTGCTGACAAAATGTTTTCATTTTTAATTCCATTCCATATTTACCAAATTCATCTTGATATGTTTTATGAATAATTCTTTTATCTCTAGCAGGTAATGTTAAATAAGCATCTAAAATATCAATTCTGTCATTATATACTTTAGATTTTTTATCATCTTTCATATCCTGCTCAAACCTATCAATAATTAAAGTCTCAGTTATTAATTCAATTGAGGAACCAGGTCTACTGCTTAGATTTTTTATAGCCATCATTTCTTCATATAGAGAAGGCTGTCTAATATATACAGTTATACCTTTTGATACTGGTAATTCTTTTTTAACTTGTTTTTTCAAAATATTTTTTTCTGGATACATATTAAAATTAAATGTATCAGAAGCTTGAATTGTTACTGGATAGGTTTTATTACATGAAGAGCATGTAATATCATAATTACGAACCTCTTCATAAGTAATATGATATAAACCATATAACAATGCATCTCTATCTTTTAGAGTACATATTCTTAAAAAAGACTCAAAATCTTTAATAATTGTTGGTTTTTTAACTAATGTTTCATAAATACATTTATTTAAATGTTCAGTAATTTTGTTTGGTGAAATTAAACTACCTTTCATTTTTTCTTCTTCTGAAACATTTAAACTCCTTACATTAAATGTAAGATTAGTATGAGGTGTAGTAACCTCATATTCCGGATACTTTAAATCAAATCCTGTAAATGGCATTTTAAACCCCTTTCATTCATATCTAATTAATAAAATTCTAACTTTAAAATTATAATTTGGTAAGTTTATTTTGAACATTACCAATTTTTTTCTGTAAACTATCTTTACAATTTTCACTATTCTGTGCTTTGGCACATACCCCCAAACCTGATTTTAACTTTTGCATTCTTAATCTTAAAGCTTTATCTTTTTGTGATTTAAGACATGCTGCTTTATCAGGTTTACCTTTACACATTCTTGCAGCTTTATCTAAATAATTTTTATAAATTTTAGTTGCTGCAAATGCTACTAATGATACAGCAGCAGCTCCTGTAACGCCAACTGCTATTGAACTAAGAGAGCCTTTACTAGCTGTATCTACAGCAAGTTTGGCTGCGGCTTTACTTCCTTTTTTAATTAAAGATTTACTATTTCTAACAGCTTTTTTCATATTGCCATGTAAACCTTGTAACCATGATTGTTGATCTCCTGCTTCTGTAATAAATTCTAATATTACTTTTGAAGAAGACAAATTGTATTTTGATATCGGACCAAGTTCATGAATCAGTTTATACATTTTATTATCATATTCATAAACTAACTTATGAAATTGTTCCCACAGTTTATATTCTTTTTTAATATTATATTTTTCTAGTGGGATTTCATTGTTTACTATAACATTCATGATCTGATAATCTGAAGCTTCAACATGTATAAAATATTTTAATTCTTGATTATCAGTCATTTCATATATTGTATTTCTACATATTTTTAAAAACAATAAAGAATCTTTTATGTTCATAAATCCCTCTACCATGAAAAAAAATAGTCGGACCTGTTTAGAAAGTCCGACTATTTAATTTAATTAAACTGCATTATTTTTTATTTTTTTTAGCTTTTATATCTTTTGAGATTTTTGCTAATTTAGTTGCAGCAACCTGTTTTGCTGCTGGAGTCTTTGCAGCAGCTTTTTTAGCTTTCCACATTTTATAAGCTTTATAAAGACCATAAACACCAGCAACAGCAACAGCACCTTTTGCAATATCTGTACCTGATATAGACTTAGCTTTTGCTTTTGCTTCTAAACCTCTTTCTTTTTGTCTATCTCTTACTGCTTTATAATCTGCTGCTTGTTTAGTAGTTCTAATTAAAGGTTCATATTCTTTTCTATTTCTTTCACCTTTCAACTTCTGAATTTTCTTATGGGCTGCACTATCTCTTGTCCAAGTAACCCCAAATTTTTCATTTAAGAATTCGTTAGATAATGTACCATTTTCTTTTGCAAGCTCAAGAATAGGAGCTGCTGAAGAATAACCCATACCACTAACAGGACCCATTTCAAATATTATATCATTAATACTTTCTTGGATTTCTTCATCAAAGGTATGAAATTCTTGAACAAGAACTCGTTTAAAAATCTCCCATACCATTTGTTCATTATCATTATCAAATTTATTTTCAGGCATTTCACCTAAAGTTAAAAGATGCATGATTTCATAATCTGAAGCTTCATTTTGAATATAATTAATCAATTCAGTTTTTTCTTCTATATCTGATATTTCAACTGATTCAACAACATCAGTTCTAGCTAGTTTTAGAAAGAATAAACTTTCAAGTGTTGGATGTAACATAGTAATCCTCCTGTTTAAAATATATTTTATTTATTTTTATTAATTTGATGAACCATAACTAGAAATAATACCACTATCTCCACGAGCTGGTTGTACAAAACTATCATGAAATTCTTTACATTTATCATATACCCAATCTTCATGCCAAGCATAATCAACATTAAATTCTATTTCAATATCTAATTTACCAATACTTTCAATATCACTAGCGTGTAAATCAGCTGGATCTTTTGTTGGATATACTCCATCATAGCAAGCAAAGTATTCAATAGTTTTTGCATCTGGTGCTGTAGTCCAATAATATAATAATGATGAATATTGAGCTGTAGAATAACCAACACCTGCTTGATCATCTAATGTTTCTGATGCTCCAGTTCTGTAATCTCTAATTGATTTAACCCACTTATGCATAAATGTAGTAATAGGTAAACCTTGCATTTCAGTAAATTTAACAGAAACTGAATTTCCATAATCTAAGTTTCCAGGAACTGCCCATTTAACTCCACCTAATCCTGTAAACTCTATTTTGTTTAATGTTCCACCTGGTGGTGTAACACCTGTACATGTCGCTGCTAATATTTTTTGTACGTCACCTTTGTCAATGCTATCTGTGACTCTATCACCTTTACCGATTTCTAACATTAATCCATTTGGTAATTTATCAAACCATATAAAATGATATCCTGTTATGTAAGGATCAGCAACACCTGTACTATGTCCACCCCAACGTCTAGATAGTTGATTCTGAGCAGTATTTATAAAAGCACTTTTTAAACTCATAATAATTCCTCCGTATTAACTTCTTTTATATATATTTTAAATCCTTTTCTGAATCAAATGGAGAATTCTTTTTTCAACAATTTATTTATATTTTTTCAGCCTTCACATGATGATCCTGAATATATTTTCTTTATAATTTGTTCTAAATAAATTGTTAACTGGTTTAACCATCGACGTGTTTAACTCCCTATCTATAATACAAGATAGGGAGTTAATATTAATACTTATTTTGCTTTATCATTCTGAATTGAAAGAGATCTAAAGTCTTTTAATAGATTTCCCAATTGCATGCTAAGCTTTCTAGCTTGAAGAGCTTTTGTTTTGCTACCCCTGCCATCTTTTCCGCCTTCGGCTAATTCTGTAAAAGCTTCAAATCCCTTATTTAGATCCTCTACTGATTCATCATATTCTACTAAACTCATAACTTCTTCCTCCTAATTAAATTAATTTAAATTTTCATATTCCACGATATGATTTAATATATGTTCTTGTTTAAATACTATATTAGCGTCACAACGGAAAAAACAGAGAATAGAAGACTTTTACATATCCTATTCTCTGTTATCTATTTATACAATAAAGAAATTTAAACTAATTTTTTCTACAACACGTGTTGGTTCTAAAGTAATATTAACATGAAAAGTTTTAGTTTTTCTTTCATAATCAGTTGCTCCAACATCAACAGTGTAACTATAAAGACCTCTTCGTGTTTTGATGTCGTCTAAAAATGGAACAATCCCACCAGCAACAGAACTCCATGTAACTGGATCATTTTGTTCAAAAATATAATATCTGCAATATTGTTCAAGTGCTCTTTTAACATAAAGAACAAGTCTTACAATATTTAGATCTTGTAATGCACTTGGTTTAGCTTGAGATGTTAATTGACCCCAGTTAACATAACCAGGATTAAATTTAACAATTGGGTTTAATTGTTTTAGATACATTTCATCTCTTTGACCCAATCTTGGATTAAATCTAAGTTCTTTAATTGTATCAATTGAAGCTCTATTAAAACCAGCAGCAGCAAACCAAATTTCAGATACATTATCATTTCTTGGTAGTAAATAAGACATATGATATACTGGAGAGAACCATACATCTTGACCAGTAAATGAATCATATACTTTATTATACTCTTCATATAATGCACAAAAATAATTATTAAATACATGTGTATTAGTACGACTGTCTATTGATGCACTAAATGTTGAATTATCTCCATTATCCATAATAGCTACACAATCACGTCTAGTTTGACATAGAGTTGAAATACTAGTTTTAACATCTGATGGATAACCACAATCAAATACTAATGTAAAATAAATATTCTCTTGGTCAAGAAGATCATCAACTAAACTAGAACCATCTTCAACACTTGTTAATTGACCCAAATACCCTTGACTTAATAATTGAGTTGCTTCAACTGTATCTAACTCCCCACTTGTATTAACTAAACTTCCATCACTTCCTTTTTTCAATGGAGCTGGATCATCTAATGTAAATGCAGAAGCTACTGAAGTAAAAGATTTTGTAACACGATAAGTAATTTCTCCAGTTTCATCAAACAATGAAGTATCACCTATCCAACTTTGAGTAGCTCCTAAAACTCTATCATTATATATTTCAATAGTATCGTCATCAATAAGTGAACCTAACCAACCTTGTAATCTATTACCACGTTGATCCATTAATTCAACACCATATTCATAAGGAAAAGAACCAGAAACCCAACTATTGAAATCTTGTTTGAGATCAGTTAAAGTAGCATTTCCAGTTGATTCATCTATAGAAACAGTTCCCATTTCTTTACCATATACTTTAATTAATGTATCATAACCACTTGACATAATTTCATCGCCATCAAGAGTCATTTCACATCTTAAAATACTTGAATAGTTGTTTAGAATATATTGAATCCAAATTGAATCTCCAGTACTATCTCTAGCATTTGGATCAAATGAAATTTCAAATGATTCTGTAATAACTTCACTTCCATCTGATTGCTTTTCATATAAATCTAATACATAAATACCATTAAGCATTGGGTTTGCATGAGCAGTTAATCTCATACTTAACGCATTATAGTATTCCCCTCTACCTATTGGATAAATAACACATAAAGGAAATGTAGTTCCACTGGATGCTAAAGCAGTTCTAATTTCAAGTTTTGAATTAATATCTACTGAATCAATATAGTCGTATGAGATAGTTGCTGTTGAATCAGTTGGTGCAAGATCTACATTAATTCTGATATTTGAAAATGAAGCATCATCTGGCATACATCTAATGTAATATAATGATCCTGATTCTCCTAAATAGTTATATGCACAATATGGTCCTTGACCATAACTTTTACCATATTCGGTAATATTTGGTTCGCCGTATTCACTAATAAATTCGGCTCTACCACCTACAAATTTTAAAACGTTGTCTTCACCTTTTTTAGTGATACCGCAGATTAATCCAATTGTACTAGGAACAGCTGCGACATAATTACTTAAGTCAGTAATTGTAGTATATACACCTGGTGATATTGGACTTGCCATAATGTTTCCTCCTTGTTACGGATTTTTAAGTTTTTTAATCGTTTTCAATTCTATTAGTTGTGGAAATCCTTTGGAGGTTCTCTATAATTAACCTTTTATATTTATTTGCTTAACAGTATAAATACCAGTAAAATACTAATTGCCTTGTATCATCTTTTACGATACTAGGAAATGTAACTAAACTAAATATATTAAATGGACCAGTATGACCAGCAGCATTACTATCTGCTGTGAATAATCCGGCTTCATTTAAATTATATCCATTTGCATGATCAACAGAAATTGTTGTGGTTACTTTTAATATTAACCATGAATTATCATTTAAAGCATCTTGTTGAAACTCTATTGAATCAAGAGGATGTTTATAATAAGACCCTGCTCTAAAATCAGCTAAGTTAATATCTGTTGTATGTAATGGTATTTCATTAGATAAACCTGTCATTGTATTTGTTGGTGTATTAGGGTTTAATGGATCTCCAACAGGAGCACCACCATTACCAAGACCAAACCAACTTATAAATTCATCAGGATCTGGATCAATATTTGTATTTTCAATATTGCATATTCTAGATGCTATCCATTCTCTACCGACATATAAAACCAAATTGCTTTTGCCAGCTAGTTTCTTTTTACCATCTTTATCAATAGAATATATTTCAACAAATCCTTCAGGTTTTCTTTCTTTTGAATTTATACTATTCGTAGAATCTTTTAAACATGAAGAGCCATAGTTATCATCAATATTAACAACTATAGTTTCCGCTTTTTTATCTTTTTTTCCTTTCATTGCATAACTCCTTTATGTTCTTTACAAACCTACTCTAATATTTTTAATTTGTTCTTATTTTTGCTTGTGATTAGTTATACAATTAAAATTATTTAATCTATATATATTAATATACATAATGAATAGGTATTTGTAGTTAATTTTAATTTTTATGAAGGAGTGTGTAAAATGAATACAGCAGTGAAAAAAATTGAAACAATGATTAAATCACATCCAAATGGTTTTACTACTAAATCTTTAAGAGATAATAAAACCTTTGGAGTATCTTGGAAAACAGCTAATAAATATATCAACATTTTACTTATGAATAAAAGTATTATATTGAATAAAAAAATAGGAAATTCAAATATATATAAAGTTGTAAACCCATTGAATTTTGAAGAACATCCGAGATCTGCATTAAAAAGAAAAACAGTTAGAGAAAAAAATATTAAAAAGAACAAGAAGGTAACTATAAAACAATTAGTTTCCACTTGTATTAGTAAAATGGGTAATGGAAGATTTAAATTTTCAGATGTATTTATAAAAATAGATGAAGATAAAAGACTTGAAACCAATGCAAAATCATTTTATTCAGAATTTGCAAAATCTGTTAACCGCGGTAGTGTAATTAGAATTAGTAAAAATCTTTTCGAACTACCGAAAAAAGTTAAAAAACAGATCATTTCAAAATCTAAATTTAAAACAGATGAAGTAGGTGAAAGTATTGTTTCTTATATTAAACAATTACAACAAGAAAATATTGATTTAAATAAAAAACTTGCAATTGCAACTGCAGAAGATTATAAAAAGAAGTCAGAAGACCTTAACTCTGATTTAAGGAAAGCAGAACAAAGATATCAAGATACAGCAAGAATTGTAAGAGAACTTCAACTTAAAAATAAAAACTTGAGAGTTGATGTAACAAAATATATTTCCATTGATGGGCATAATAAACTTATAAAAAAATGGGATGAAAAAGTTAAAAACCTTTCAATTGTAATTAATAAACTGAATAAAATAAAATCGGGAGGTATTATTTTAAGTTCATTTGATGAATTAAAAAAGGTTGCTTTACAACAAACATAGCGGTAAATAAGGGACTCAACATAATTGCTGAGTCCCTTAGTCCATCTTTTATTTTTTTGTTTATTTTTTATGCTTGAATATTAGTACCACACTCTGGACAAAATTTCACCCCATGTCTTGATTTAGTTCCACAAGTAGGGCATTTCTTTTTTGTTGAAACAAATAAAGGGGTTAAAACAGGAGCATCTACTTTATCAGTACCTTTTAGCCTAATAATAATTACTCCATGATCCTCAATAGTTCCAACATATGTTTGATTAAAATCTTGTTTCAATTCAGATCCAGGAACTGTTATCCCTTCATCAGCTTGAGGTAATTCACATTTACCAAGACTATCCATAGTAACATTACTTGAAACATTATATGCAGCTGTGATTTGCTCATTTACTCCTTTAGCAGTACCACAACCACTACCATATACATCATTGGTATGATTATGAAAACTTCTATATACTGTTGGATAAGTATAATCCCAATTTGTAGTAACTGCATAATCAACAGTTCTTTCAAAACCAAACTTAACACGGATAAAACCATCATCAATTTTATCACCACGATGATCTTGGATTTTTTCTGTTTTTTGAATAAATTTGAAAGCATTTTTAACTGCGTTATTAACCAAGACACCTTTTAATTCGGTATCTTTATTAGCATCAATAACTAGTCTTTTTCCACCCAACACATCAGTTCCATCAATAGAAACTTCAGCTACTGCTCTTCTATTATCAAGATTTTTTAATAGGATAGAATACTCTGCTCCAAAAGGAAGGATGACATCATTCTCTTGAGATACTTCTCTAAGAATTTTACCATTACATTTGATTACCACTACGAACTTTTTACTATATACCATAATTTCTCCTAAGCATACAGACTAGATGCTTCATGTTTAAAGTCTGTGGAATAAGATGGACTATTTATTATATGTTCTTAGATAATTCTGAATCAGTATTAGTACTAATATAAGATGTTCCTGTTAATGATATATTTTTATAAGTATCTAATGTTGTATTAAATATATTAATTGTTGCATTAGCACTAGCAGTTAATACCTGTACCTTTAATTCAGGACCATCTAGATATCTTTCAACATAACTCTCATGCCATATTATAGTTGATCTGTCTTGAAAATTTGTATCTTTTCCTTTAAATACAGATGAAGAACTACTAGTTCCCATAAGACTTAAACTCTCAACAATAACTACAACAAAACTATCTGTAACAACAGGTTTAGGAATTAATTCATCATAAGTTTGACCCACATCCATTTGAGTTGGAGGTCCTAAACCAAAATTATCATGCATTGTTTGCTCAATGTCTGTGATGGATTCATCTGTTGTTATAATAACATCGTTATTAACTTCTCCATTTTCTATTTCCCATCTATCATGCCATTGTTCTTCATATCCAGAATCAAAATTAGCTCCAAGATCAAAGTGTTTATCGAATTGTCTAGTAAACCCAACACTATCATGAAAAAATTGCCCAATTTCATATTCTACACTATCACACATTCCTCCATCAGGATGGTTTTTAATTAATTCCATTAAACATTTTTGTAAATATGGAATAATATCATAATATCCACCGCTATCATATTTGAAATTTAGATATTCTGGAGGCATAGGAATATCATATCTTCTTCCTATATCATATAACCATTCTTCACTAACATCACAAAGAGTAGGAGGAAATAATGATTGCTCCTCTGTTGGTGTTGGTGGTGGTGGCATGTTATCGAAAAATTTACCAATATCCCATTTCCAACTACTTTCTAAAACTTGTCTAATCCATTCTTCTGGATCTATTTCTGGAATTTGTATTCCTATTGGACAATGATCATCTGGCGGTCTTATATGATTATGTATATTTTGCTGAATGCCAGTTAAAACCCAATCACTAAGCATAACAGATTCAGTTAATGGATTTTTAATAGAATAAGCTGTATCCATATAAGCTAATCTTGCTCTATATGGTTTGAAAAAATTTATAATTTTTGTTAACTCTTTTCTAAAACCAAGACCTAACATAGTTATAACTAAACTTGGTGATTTTGAATCAACGTTTAATCTAATCCAATTATCTAATGTTCCAAGTAGATATGTAATTAAAAAAGATTCATCTCCTAAGGCAAACCATGAATCAATAACATCTTTAAAGTTTTGATTTAAAGAAGCAAGTAAAGGTTCAGCAGCATTTAAAGAGTTTAAAAAATTCTCTGATAATGGTCTTGACCAACTACTGAATAGCTCTTCAAGTCTAGTTTCTCTTTCTTCTTTTGTTTGAGGTCTTTTTATTAAATCTTCAGCTATAGAAGTTAAACTTGATAAATTAAACGGTACAGGAGGATCTCCTAAATATTCAACTGTTCCATCATAACAATTATAATTTGTAAATGAATTTGTAGTTCCATAACCAAACATTTTTTCAAAACAATATATAGTTCCTACATAAATATGAAGCAATGGTAATACAAGACCTAAATTTTTAACTGGTGTATTATATGGTAATTCTAAACTAGATGTATATCTATCATATTGATCTTGAATTACTCTAAATAAGATTGATAAAGATATATTAACTGAGTATAATGAAAATATTGAACTCAAAGAAAAGTATGGAGTCTTTGATGGTAAATTAATTTTATTAGTTGTTATTAATGCTTCTATATCAGATTTAGTTTGAAACCAATGAGGGTCTGGATCGGTAAGTGCTTCAAAAGGAACATCTGTATCTAATAACATAGTACTTCCAGTAGCAGCTAGTCTAACAGATTCTCCTCTAAATACTAAATTTCCAAATTGGTCTTTTTGTAACCAATATTCAATTAGATCAGTATCAGAAAAACCATAATAATCTAAAACATCAACTAATGTTTCTGGAGATCCTTTTTTCTTATAAAAATTTACTAAATCTAAGAAAAAATTTGCTTTAGTTGATAGAGGTACTAACTCTAATCCAATAGGAAATCCAAAACTCCTAAATAACTCACTTAAATCTTGATTTGGTAATTTATGAACATCAGATGCATCTTTTTGTGTTGTTGCAATCGTTTTATGAGAAGAATACCAATCTATCAGCATTTGTCTCAGTTTATTATAATCATTAGAATTGAATGTAGTTTGATCTAATACAGTTTCAAAAAATGATTCAACAGTTATTTTTTCAGATGTCGCTAAAGTGGTAGTTAATTCACTAAGGTTAGGATCAGTTGTCCCATCCTTGAGATACTTCATTATTCTCCAAAGATCATCAATTGTAAACACTATCAAACTCCTTTTATTGTTTTAACTCTAATTTATATTATGTTCCTTTTTTTGACACATGTTCAAAGATACTTTGAGTTAAGTATGCTTCATAACATGTTTCTATAGGACTAACCGGATTTGAAAATAGAGCTGTTATGTCAAATTTAGAATATTCACCTGTCAATTGTAATTCAATATATATATAAATCATTTTCGATAACGTTGAATTTAAGCTATCATAATCTATTCCAGTTAATGTAGCATTTTCAGGTTCTAATCTATATACTAATAATCTATCTAGCATAATAACTTCATGAGATTGAATATTATATAAATTAATTTCATAATCTGAATCATTTTTAGAATCTCCATCTGCTATATAATAACTAGCAACATCTGGAGTTAACATTATTCTTGTTTTAATACCTTCTGGCCAAGACTGTTTATCTTCAATTTGTCTATACATATATCTATAACTGATTTTATCATATTCATCATTAAATAATAATTCTATAAATGATTGTTCATAAACATGTTCTCTTGAAGGAAATGGCATTTGATGAATATTTAAGCTTTTATTATTAACAACAAAATGATCATACCAATATTGTAAATCAGCTGTAATTCTTCTGGTATATATATTACTAAGATATTTATCAATTTTATTAGCTTGTGATAAAGTAGTAATATCTACTGACCCTGATAACACTTCATTTACTACTCCTAATGATAATGTTGTAGCAACATCAACATGAAAATTTATAGATGATGTAAGTATTTCATCTTCTCCAAGATATAATGGTTCAACTGTACATAAACTAGAAATTGATAAAGATCCAGTTAAAATTTCAATTATACCTATATCTAGATCAATGTTTGATACAAAAGATTGAATATTTACAATTGATGTGTGACTTATATCCAACCATAATGTATCAGAATTAGACTCTGAATAAGAATTTATTGTTGTTGAAAGAATAGTATCAACTCCAAGAGTTAATTCAGAAGGTGAAACAATACCGACTATATCAATAGATGATGTTAATGATTCAGAGACTCCAATAGTTAAAAATAAATTAATATCACTTTGTATAAAAGAAGTTCCACTACATTCTTCAATAATACCAAGAAACCCTGGTGCGCTAATATTACTAATCAATATAGAAGATCCTGACAAACGTTCTGCATATCCAATAGATAAATCACAAACAGCTTCAGTAGTAAGTGAAATTGATGCACTTAGTGGTTCAACAACACCAGTAATATATTCAGCATTTGCTGATGTACTAATAAAAGATGTTGATGTTAATAATTCCTCTGAACCAACTATTAGTTCAGCGTCAGGTATATTAGAGGTATTTACTATAGATGCATTTATAGCAATACTAATATATAAGTTATCACTTAACCCTGTATAAGAAGCAATATCAATAGATGAGGTTAGTATTTCAGTGGTTCCTAATATGATATGACCGCTAGAAGAAGAATTGTTTATACTAGTAGAAGTTAATTCTGTATCTATACCAATTGTTAAGTCAGAATCAGTAACAGAATTTGTAAATATAGAACTAGACACTATTTCAACAAGACCTAATATTAGATCTGTTCCTGATTGATTTGTTTCAGCCAACACAGATGCCGATAACTCTTCAACTATTCCTATTCCTAAATAAGGAGTTATAATATCAGACTGTATATGAATTTGTGAAAATATTGAACCAGAATCACCTATAAATAAATCACTATCTATTATACTTTGAATATTAATAGAAGATCTTAATAAATATTCTATTCCAACATATATAAATCCATCTACAAATGATTCAACAAATAAACTTCCTGTTAAATTTGAATCCATACCCAAATCTAAATCAGAATCATTTACTAAACTATTTATATTAACAGATGCGGTTAATTCATTTATATCACCTACTGTTAATTCTGTTTCTACTGTTGATTGAGCAATTGCTATAGAAGTGTATGCAAATTCAACACCCAATAATGAGTTTGTATTTGATTCTGCTAAATGAGTATTATATAAATCAATAACATTAATATTCAACCCATCAGTTTTTACAGAAGATTTTAAATTTACAGTTCCGCTTTCAAAGTCTTCTGCAACACCTAATTTCATTGTTCCCCAAACTTCAGATGAAGATGAAGATGAACCAAAATAAGTAGAAATCAAAAACTCTGAATTTACTATATTTGATATTATATTATTTGTAGATGATAATTCAGTATCAGCACCCATAGATAGTTCAGATATAACATTAGAAACAACTTCTGAGCTTCCATTAAAATCTAATTCAAGAGGTGGTTCTGAAGCAATAGATACTATATTTGAAGACCCAGAAAGAATTTCTTCAAAATAACCTAATGTTAATTCAACTGGTGATATATTAGATGTAGGTGTAATAGAAGATGTCAATAATTCTTCAATTCCAATAATTAATTGTGAATCTGCAACATTACTTTGTATTAAAATAGTGTTAGAAAGATCTTCTATAACTCCCATAGTTAAAATAGAATCAGCTATTGAAATTGAAAATGTTGAAGATGCTAATAGTTCAACAATACCTATAGATAGCTCAGAACTATTAACATTTAATATAACAGAACTTGTTGATTCTAATATAACATCATCTCCTAATGACAATATACCAATAATATCAGAATATATAAAAGAAGAAGCTTCTAATATTTCATCAACCCCTAATGTTATTTCAGATGATGTTATAGATATAGAAAATGTTGAAGAGGCTAATAACTCAAATAAACCTATTGATAGTAAACCATCAGCACTAGTTGAAGCTAATGTTGAAGCTTCCATAAACCTCTCTATTCCTAATTTAAGTTCTGCATCTACATTTGATTGAACTGAATTATCGGCTGTTAATTCTTCTGCGATTCCTAATGTTAATTCTCCAGGAAAATTAGATTGTGTTATAGATGTAGCTGCTACAATTTCTAATATACCAACTACTAAGTTAGCATCAACATTTGTTGACATATAAATTGATGATGACATTGGTTCTATAATACCAAGACTTAGATCTACATCAACAAAACTTACAATTTCACAAGTTGATGTTACTTGCTCAATTATTCCTATAATTACATCAGATACTAATCCTGTAGTAATATTAATTGTTGCAGTTAATTGTTCTGCATGTCCAATAGTTAAAAAGACCTCAACATTACTTGAACTAACAATTCCACTACTTAAACTTTCAATCACTCCTGTAGATAGTTCAGAAACTATATCAGTTGTTGTTATTGTAACAGATGCTAACATTTCAATAGCACCAATAATTAAATCAGGAGTGCCAACTACAGAATTGATCAAACCTGTATGAGTTAGTATTTCATTTATACCTAAAGTAAGTAACCCAGTTGAATTATTAATAGTTGATGATGATCCAGTTAATCCTTCTATAATTCCAGTATCTAATGTAGGAGAGCTAACATTACTTAATACATTATTAGTAGATGCAAGAAGTTCTTGTATACCAACTACTAAATTAGAATCAATATTTGAAGTAAATACATTGGTAGCACTTAAAATTTCAATATTTCCAAGAGTAAGATTAGATAAAAGACTACTTTGTATTATGCTATCACCTTCTAATATTTCTGTAACACCCATCTCTAATTCAGCATCAACAAGACTTTGTATTGAAGAAGATCCATTTAATAAAGTATCACTACCAAGAACAATAAATCCGCTAGTGCTTGATTCTATATTTTGAGTAGAAGTTAATTGTTCTATAGCACCTATAGTTAGATCTAAATTAATTATACTTATACTAAATGCACTTGAAGCTAATATCTCCATTATACCAGTCGTTAATAATGAATCAACACTAGTAGTAATATTATTTGATGATGAAATTAAAACTTCATTAACTCCAGTACTTAATTCAGATGTTGTCACACTAACAATATTAGATGATCCTGTTAATTCTTCAGATATTCCTATATTAAAAATACCATCAACCAATGATTGTGATTGAATAGAAGATGACAGTGATTCTGATTGTCCTAAATTTAAATTAGTATTATTTATATTAGATGTAAAATTAATAGAGCTATTTAAATTTTCTGCTACTCCTAAGATAATTAATCCTGAAGTGATTGATTGAATCACAGAAGTTGATGATAAAGGAGTATCCACACCTAACTCTAATTCAGCTTCTGCTAAACTTACAGAAAATAATGTTGATGATAAAATTTCTATAATTCCTACTGATAAATTAGAATCAACACTACTTGTTATATTATTTGTAGCACTTAAATCTTCTATAATACCTAATGTAAGATTTGGAGAAACATTTGATTGAATTAATATACTGCTTGTTAAAATTTCACTATTACCTATATAAAGATCAGAGTCAGTTACTGATATAGAAAATGAAGAACTTGCTAATAATTCTATTTTACCTATTGATAATAATGAATTTTGAGAAAGTTCACAGTTAATTGTAGAAGATAAAGATTCTGTTATACCTAATAATAAGAATGAACTAGAAGAACTCTCTAAATTAATTGAAGATGATAAAGGTTCTGTTATACCTAATGTCAGTATAGAATCTGTAGATGCAATAACTATAGAAGAAGTTCCTAATATTTCAATAACTCCAATTAATAATAATCCATCAACTTCAGTAGTAATAAAATCATTTATTATTATTGTATGATGTAATTCTTCTATTACTCCTAATGTTAGATCAGAATTTGAAACATTAGATACAATACTTGTAGTATTAGCTAATAATTCAACATGACCAAGTGTAAGAATAGTTTGAGGAATAGAAGATTGAATAGATATAGAACTAGATAAAGTTTCTGTAATACCTAAAATTAAATGAGAACTTATTGAAGACTCTATTAAATTTGTACTACTTAATGGTGTATCAATACCAATTGTAAGATTTGAATCTAAAACATTTGAAGATATTGAACTAAAGCTAGATAGTAATTCTACAATACCCAATGAAAGTAAACTATCTACTTCATTACTTATAGAAACGGTAGAACTTAATTCTTCTACATGACCAATTACTAAATCAGATATTATATTTGATTGAATTAAACTACTACTTGCAATATCTTCAATTATTCCTAATTCTAAATTAGAATTAATAGATGAAGAATTAATACTAGATGATGCTAATATCTCAACAGCACCTATTGTTAATACACCTGTTATTGTCCCACCATCAGTAGTTGCATCAGCAGTACCAGTTAAATATTCAATCGCACCTTTAGTTAATATAGAATCAACATCAACTACAGAATCACTACTTCCAAACATAAATTCAGTTACACCAAAGGTAATAAATCCTGTAATAGAAGTATCAGTTTGAGATAAACCTGATAATTCTTCAATTTCTCCTGTAACTAATTGTGGTGTTGTTGTTGATGTAATACAATCAATAGAAGATGTTAAATTTTCTATTTGTCCTAATTCTAAATCAGGAGTAATACTAGATGTAATAGATAATGAACCGCCTAATAATTCAACAATACCGAAATTAAGTGATGCACCAATACTTGATTGAACTATACCTGTTGCAAATAGATCCTCAGAAACACCTAATGTTATAAATGATTCTGAATTTGTAGAGATGCTAATACTTGCTGATAATTCTTCTGCAGCTCCCATAGTTAAAACAGAGTCAGTTATTGAAATTGAAAATGATGACGTTGATAATACTTCTACAATTCCAACTGCTAATAAGGATTGTATGTCTGTGTTGATAATTGTAGTAGCTGCTAATACTTCTATTGCTCCTATTGTTAATTCAACATCTGGAATATTAGTAGCTCTACTAGTATATTTATAATATTCTGGTTCCCATATAATATCTTGAGTATCACCATAAATAACATAAGTTTTTGTTGCAGATAGTTCTTCAGAAACACCTAATGTTATAGTTGATTCTGCAGAGGTTGTGATAATTGAGGTACCTGATAGTAGTGTTATTACTCCTATTGTCAATACAGAATCTGTAACTGTAGACTCTACATTTACAGTAGATTCAACAAAATAGCTATGGAATTCAGGATTCCATTTAACATCTATTCTATTTATATAAACAACATTAGCCATTATTATCCCCTATACAAAATTGCCGACAAACTAACCGCAACTTTTTATATTTAGTTTAAAATTATTTGTTTTATGTTGATAGGAATTTTTATAGTTAGCTGTAAATACAGTAAACGATTGGAGGAACGATTTAATATCTACCATAGGAGGACCATGGGTTTGTATTGATGTACCAATACAATTATTAGTAGATATAGAATCGTAACCAGTATCAATAAAATTTAATACTGGATCGATTACTATAGTATTTACAGTTTTAACTTCTGATGTTACTTTAGAATTGCCGCTAAAGTACATCAACAGAGCAAAACTTGAAGGTTTGCTCACTGACTCAACGGAAGAAACTCCAGACATTGATACAATCATGGATTTTCTATTAATTGTTAAGTCAGCCATATCCCTCCATTTTAAGAAATATATTTTATTTTATTGCACAGTAAACTAATTTTTCTTCTGTATCACCATTAGCTTCAAGAGTAGCACCAATTTTGTATAATAATTCTAATTCAGTTTCAACACCTCTTGCACAACCATTACCTGTAGATATAATTGGTTGTCCTTTTTGTACAGGACCTATTATTCTTACAGGAACTTTTCCAACAAGACCTACTGTTACACTATTTTTTAGATCACTATTCATTACATAACCAGCTTCTGCAGAGATCACTCCAATTACATTTGAACATTTTTCTCTATCACATTGTTCAACTTCATATTCACCAGAAGTAGCTGCACAAACAACTGTACCAGTAATAAGATCTTCATTTTGACATGTATGTTTTTCAGCTAAATCCGCATATCTTGCTTGTGTTACTGTAGCAGTAATAACACCAGCACTGAAATTCCCACTAGCATCTCTACTAACAATTCTACTAGCAGTATTAGCTGAAGTTGCACCATGAACAGCAGTAGCATTTTCATGATCATATGCCCAATTTGAAGTTATGCTTTTATTTGTTTCTCCATTAACAGGTGTATCATCAATACCTCTAACTGCAGTTATATATGCAGCTCCATTAGCTATTTGATTATTATTAGTAACATTAGTAGCATTTGCTGCTATACCATTTAATTTAGATAAAAGAGTATCATTAAAATCATTTTGAGTTCTTACATAAGTTGAGCCGTCAACAACAACATCTTGACTAACTTGATTTGCTCCAGTACCCCAATCTATATGAGTATCATTAACTTTATCTGCTCCAATTGTCAATGCTACTGAACCAGTTACGTCTCCAGTATGTGTTGCATTTGTAACTTTAGCATTATTTACAACATGCTCATCATACATTGTTGTTGTCATTACACCAGCATTTGTAATATTTGCAGCAGCTATTGTATCATTAGAACCATCACTTGATTGTATTTCTACATTCGTTGGAGCTTCTACTACTGTTATATTAGTTGTTACGTTAGAAACTTTAGCATTATTTGTTGAAATATTACCAGCTAATATATCTGTTAAATCATTATGTGTTCTTACATATGTTACACCATCACCTACATGATCTTGATTTAATATTACAGTTCCTATTTCACCATTTACACTTAAAACAGAATCGGTTGGTGTTTGTAATTCATTAAAATCAGCCATTGTACCAGCAATACCAGCATTACGCATATATGATCTATTTTCATCTGACCTAACAACAACATCACCTTCTTCTGTTGTTAATGCTAACATAGCAATTTCTGATACAGCTACTTGAACTGTTGTCAAAGCTATAGGTGGTAATACACTACTCGGAACAGTACCTGAAGATAAATTACTAGCATTAGAAGCATATGTAGTTACATAATCTCTATTAGCTACATCTGATCCTGTAGATGGAGCTGGTAATCCTGTGATTGAATTATTATTCATTTGGATATCATCACTAAAACTAATAGCATTACCATCACTTGACATTATATTTTTTCCAGCTAATACAGAAAAATTACCCTTCATTTGGATAACACCACTTCCTGCCGGTAACAATTCAATATCACCAGTACCAAGAGATTTAACTTGTACATTTTGATCTGTATCAGCACTTAAAACAATTGTACCTGATGAATCTTCAATTACTTTTTGATTATTTACATAAAATGAACCTGGTCCAACATATACATCTGACCACTGTTTAGTAGGACTACCTAAAGATCTAACATCATCACTATCTGGAAACATATCTCCTGCAACTTCAATATAACCAGAATTAGTTCCATCATCAATAACTTCTACATATGTATCATCTTGTGAAATTTTATTAGAATCAAAAGGAGAAACAGCAGTATCAACATATGTTTTAACAGCTTTCTCAGTTGGAACAACATAGTCTACATTTCCAGATAATGTACCATCAGATGAAAATTCTCTAACTTCTTCTCCAGTTGCTAATGTCAAACCATTTATACCAAATGTACCAACAACTGCATTTGCTGCTTCAAATACAAATTTGTCTTGAGTTTGATCAATAAAAAGATTTGTCTCATCAGTAAGCCCAATTGTTATATAATATTCATCAACAGATAATGCTGTAAATACTGTACCATTTGGAGTAATAGTTAAATCACCCTCAATGTAATTCTTTTCAGCGCCTTTAACATATAGACCCCAGATATCGCCTGTTGCTCCGACTGACCCAGCAGACAATTCCATATAATCCATGTAAACATCGCCAACAGTTGATGTTGGATGTACTTGTATTGATGTCCATACGCCATACAAATCAGTAACATTAGAACCAGCCTCTGCTCTTGCAGAGTTATGTATTGTTTTTAATTCTCCAACTAAACCAGTACCAGCAGCAAGAGCAATATTTTCTATAGCAGTTATAACATCTGTTGGTTTGGTAACACCTATCTCTTGTCTTGCCCACACTGAAAAACCAGTGACATATGAAACTTGAGCATCTGTTTTTACCCTTGCGTATGATCCACCACCATAAATAGAATTATAGTAACCGGTTCCGATAGTGTATGTTGCAAATTCAGCACCATAAATATCAATCGATTCTGGTTCAGTTGTTGCTCCAGCTATTTCAGTTTGTGCCCAAATTGAATTTACATAACCATATGATGTATATGGTACTGATGAAACATTTGATAATTCAATAGCATTATATGATTCATCAACATCATGTCCATCAAGATCAATTTTTAAACCACCGCCACTATTTGTATTAGTGATAGTCATATTATAGTCACTGGATCCCGCTGGTTCAATAACCTTAACAACGTCTGCACTACCAATAGAGGTAGTAACTATTGTATCAGTAACTGTTATTCTTCCAGCACCCGATGCTTTACCCATTCTAATTGAAGATGCTTCGGCATCCCAATATTGAACTTGAACCCCATCAGCTACAACTTCAACATAACCAGCATTAGTACCATCATCAACAACTTCTACATATGAATTATCTTCCCAAATTTTGTCATGATCAATCTCACTAATACTTGTATCAACATAAGTTTTAACAGCTTTTTCTGTTGGTACTGCAGTATCTGAATCATCAACTAATGTACCATCAATTGAGAATTCATTAATTATAGCTCCATTTTCAAGACTAACCCCTTCAAATTCGATTTTAAAAGCTTCAATGCTATTATCAGTAACTACAGTTTCTTCATCAGTTTGATTAACAGTTATAAATGTATCAGCACTAACACCAATAGTTTGTAAATTTTCATTAACACTTACAACTTCAGTTGTATTGGCAGTAGCAATTATTGTAGATCCTGTTTGATCCACATCAATTGCTGTATCATTATAGGTACCAAGTCTCTGAATAGTTGATTCAAGACTTAATAAATCTTGAGAATTAACAACAACTTTAAAAAAGTCATCAAGAAGAGATGTAAACATATTTGTAGTAAGATTACCAAAACCAACACCTGTAGGAGAAACATACATTAAATCTTCAGAACCAATAGAAGTTAAAACAGTTGCATCTGTTATTGTTATTCTTCCTGCACCAGATGCTTTACCCATTCTAATTGAAGATGCTTCAGCGTCCCAGTATTGAACTTGGACACCATCAGCTACTACTTCAATATAACCAGCATTAGTACCATCATCAATAACTTCTACATATGAATCACCTTCCATAATTTTATCAGAAGAAATTCCACCAAGACTTGTATCAACATAAGTCTTAACTGCTTTTTCTGTTGGAGTTGCATTATCACTATTGCCAGCTAATGTTCCATCAATTGAGAATTCATTAACATTCGTACCACTTGTAAGAGTTAATCCATCTACCTCAAATGTTCCAACTGCACCTGCACCATCACCAGCATATATATCAACTGAATCTGCTGATTGAGAAATTACAATCCTTGAGTCTCCAGAAACACCCAATCTTTGAGTATTTTCTGTTAAACTCAATATCTCAACAGCACCAACAGAAGCACTAACCCCTGTATCACTTACTTCAACTTTACCTGCACCTGATAATTTACCCATTCTAATTGTGGCTGCTTGGGCATCCCAATACTGAACTTGTATTCCATCAGCTATAACTTCAATATAACCAGCACTAGTGCCATCATCAACAACTTCTACATATGAATTATCTTCCCAAATTTTGTCATGAGTTATACTTAAATTATCAATAGTATCTAAAGCTTTTTGAACATCATCATCACTAGCACTTAAAATTCCAGTGAATGATGTTGTAACTAAATCTATTTGGTCAGCATTAGTTCTTACTAATAACCATCGTTTAGTTCCTGGGTTTGAGTCAGGAGCTATTATCTCTGGAGAATTTTCAGCTGCGCCGCTAGAAGCATCTAATGAATAAATATATGTGGTGTTGTTCATAAATACAATACATGCGTCATTTGCGGCTAAGATATCGCCATCAATAGCATCTAATGAACCGGTACCACCACCTGTTAAAGAAATTGCTCCATATATATAATTTGCCATAACTTCGCCCTCTTATATTTTATTAACTATTTTTGTAGTAAACTATTATTTTATAATTTGTTCTAAAAAATGTTTAGAACTAGTAGTAAACTATTTTAAATTGTAGACGGAAAAAACCCTCCTAATCAAATAAATGATTAAGAGGGTTTTAATAATATATCAATTAATAATAAATATTAATCCATTGTAATATCTAATGCTCCATCGGCAAATGAAGGTGTATCATTTTGACCTATGTTTCTACTATTATCAAGTGCTCCGTAAAATAACATATTACCAACAGTTAAATCATCCCACATTGCAAAGTGAGTTACTGTACCCCAAGCTGCAGAAGCCTGTGGAAATGTAATAGCACCATCATTTTCTGTAGCACCACCTGAAGCTGCATCCCAAGTATTTTGTTGAACTCTAGCATAGTTATCACCAGAATGTTCACTAAAACCTGAACCATCATCAGTTGGATTAGCTTTAGAAAGTGATACATAAATATCAGCAGTAGTATCATATACATCGTTACCAAAGATATGATCTAGAACTGCATTTGATAAGAATGTTGAAATACCACCAGTGTTAAAAGAAACATCAATAGCGCCATCTTGGAAAGATGCATTATCACCTGCACCAATAGTTTTTGAAGCAGACAATGCTCCATGTGCTATCATGTTTCCACCTGATATTGCATCGGAAATAAAGAAATGTGTAACTGTTCCCCAACTTCCTGTTGCTTCTGGATAAGAAATAGTACCGGTATTTTCAGTTGCTCTTGAAGAAGATACATCCCAAGAATCATGATTAACTCTTGCATATGCATTTCCTGCTGGCTCAGTAATACCTGTAGCGTCATCAAGCGGATCCGCTGTTGAAAGTCCTACGTAAAGTGCAGCAGGTTGTGTCCAGTCACCTGTTTTTAAAACGTGGTCTAAAACCGCGTCTTCTACATAATCTGATAAACTACCCATGAGTAATTCCCCCTAAATTTCAGTTTGAATAAAATATTAAATAAATATTTTTTTTAAAATAAATCCTTTTAAATATGTTCTATTTGCTAAACCATGTTGGTATTAATTATCAAGATTTTGTAGACATTAATTTTTTATAACACTCTCTTATAACCTTAGCATCCCATAAAGAATTGTGCTTTTGAACTTTACCCAATAAACCAGAATATTCATCTCTGTTAATATCTGGGTCAATTCCTTTCAATTTAAATAAAGTACAAATGTCAAATGGAATATAATTAATATTGTTAGGGATATTAAAAGCATGTCCCCATATTTGATTGAATAAAACAAAATCATAAGATAAACAATCAGACCATAATTCAACTGACATAACTTCATCAAACCAATCTTCTAAATCACGTCTAATTTCTTCAGTGCTACCTCTCATTCTAATGGTTGAAGATTCAAATAATATTTTTTTTTGATCAAACTTACTTTTGATATAATATTCATCTTGATCAGGTGGGGGTGGATCATATAAAAGATTGGGAATTACATTCTTTGAACACCAATCCCAGTCTTTTTCATTAACAAAATCTAAAAAATTCCAATCATTAAATTCAGCATAAAATGATTTACCATCTTCATCTACTAATCCAATACTTATTAATTTTGTATTTTGATGTAAACCTGTAAACTCTGTATCAAAAAATACTCTCACTTTATTCTCCTATTCTGGATAATCAAATATCTTAACCTTATCATCGTAGTACCATTTATACATATCTCTTCTTAACTTAGCCATATGAAGTTTACCTTCTGCTTTTCTCTTTAAGTTATAAAAGATAACTCCTTCAGCCATAATATCTTTGTTACCACGTTTAGTAGCAAACCTAGATACTAAGTAGTCCTTAAACCACATACTCCAATTATCAAAGGTTCTATCATGCTCATGGAATGATCTATATTTGAGATGTGCTATAGTTTTAGTAAATGGATACCAAAGATGTGTGACCATTTTATAAGGGTTAGCTTGAAGTTTAGGTCCAATTAATTCGCCAGCTTGTTCACCGCTTTGTTCAACATATCCTTTCCCTATTGATTGAAATACTCCTTCTAATAGGAACCCTTTACCCTTTATTATTTGTAGAGGGTCTATGATATTCTTTCTATTTTGAAGACCAATTAAACGACCTTTTTTTGTTTTAAGTTTAACATTACTACCATCTAATTTCTCAACCGCTATAGTATCAGGATCATCGAATACCCATTCATATCCTGGATTAATTTCATTAACAACTAGATAAGCTTCTGGTCTTCTTAGCATTAATTTTCGTCCATGTTTATTCCAATCATCTCTATCAACTTTAAAGTCTTTTCTAATAAAAGGACAATGAAGTTTTGGAAAATCACTCATTGGTTCATCATTCATATTTTTATCCTTTATGATATTTTAAGAATTTTTTAGTATTGTCTGAAATATTTTTTAATTTCTTTATGTCTTGAATAGTCATCCATTTAATACTTCTGTGTTTCTTAGGTTCATTGTTCTTAATTGTTCCACTATATTTTAATATTTCAAAAGCATAAGCATGTACCTTTACTATTTTACCTTCTCTTTTATAATTACCCACCCAATTAAATAATAGTTTATATTCACTAACATTAATATTGAGTTCTTCTTTCATTTCTTTTTTAATAGTTTTATCTATACTATCTCCTGGATCTACTTTACCTACAGGTAATGTCCAAAAATTAAATTTAACATGGTCTTGCATAAGAACCTTGTCTTTATTTTTATTCCATATTACACAAGCTATTCCTTTATGATTTTTTAAGTCACCCTTATTATATAGAATTCCTTCTTTTAGAAATTGTAAGTATTTATCAATCATAATATAATCCTTTTTTAAATATTTCCGCTTAATATTTTATAATTCCAAAAATAAGATCTTCTACTTTCATTTCCAAATTTAATAATTCTATATTGATTTGATAAATTTGTAATCTTGATCTTACCAATTCTTTTAAATAAAGTTTTGTTTAATATCCATATTTCTTTAGTTTGTTTTGCATCTGATACTAAGTTTCTCTTGATTATGTCACTATTATGTAATATTTTTAATTTATTATAGTTGTTTGGTTCATAAACATCATATATCTTATTTTTATTATCGTTAATTTTATTATACCCAATTGCTAATATATTATATTTAATATCAGGTGATACAGATACCCTTGGTATAATATTATTTTCATAACCCTGTTTAGTCATAAAATTATCTGGAATTTTTGGTGTTATTATTATTCTTTCTTTATTAGATTGATTAAGATGAAATAATCTATGAGGATAAGTAGACTCTTGTAAATAAGATAAGTATTGTGATATCATATATAATCCTTTTTTTTAATAACCAAACATAGAATGCATTAAATCAAGTAACATAAAATCTCTAGCTCTTAGTAAATATCCAATAAACCAAATACAATTAAAAACCCATAAGCAAATGCTAACCACATAACTATTACAATTACAACTGACAATAAAACTGTTGCACCATGAACAATTTTTTTCCATGTGGTTTTTGGTTTCATTTTACCCCCTCTGGATATTTTAATACATCTGCAGTAGATAGCATATCTAACATATGCACAAATTGTGTTTCAGGATAAAAGTTATGAAAATTAAAATTATTTTTATTTTTAATATCAGTAGACCATTGACCTGAGTGGAACCTTGCACTTTCTTCCATGACAACTATATCATTATCATCCATAACTTTTCTAAATGTTTCAAAGTTACCTTTAATTAAATCTCCAATCATCTGATCATGTTGTCCAGTAGTATGTTTTAATTGTCCTTGGTCTCCATATTTTAACCTATCATGAAGAGCTATACTAAATAAAAGTCCATCACATCTGCTTGTCTTTAATTTAATTGATAACATTCTAACTATTTTAATCCCTGCATATAACATCTCATATGTATGCTCAGCTATATCATGAACAGTTCCATCAGCTCTCTTATGATATTTACCACTAGAGCTTGAAGGTTTATTCCATATATCAGGAATCATCTTATCTATTCCTAACCAAAGTTTAAACCCTCCTTGTGTCATATTTTTTTCTAACAACTCATTGATCTTCTCTTGAAATTTCACTTTTTTTAAACTCCCTTATTTTTATGAATGGTAAGCAACCAATCTTCTAACTGCTATAACCAAATCTCTTAATCCATAAATACCCTGTCTAAGGAATGGTTCATACCCCTTATTTTCAGGATGTTTTTCATATAATTTACTAACATGTTTAATTCTATCTTCATATTTATCTATTAATTTTTCTAAATCTTTTGAACTTTTAGCATTATACATCTCTGGTATAACTCTATCTTTAAAATTAAAGTTTAACCAACCAACAGGATCTTTTCCAGTTTTTTTAATATGATCTAAACATTGTTTAAATAATTTATCATTAAGAAAATAGAAAAATCTCCATCTAGCCCAACCTTGTCTAAATTTTAATAAGAGATTATTACTTCCTGGTTTAATACTTAATTCTCTATTTTTCAATAAAGTTCTAATTTTTTTTAATACCTTTTGAATTCTTGGAACAACCTTACCTTTTGAATAATGAGCCATGTCAGCAAATGTTCCAATGTCATCAACAATGTCTTCAAACTCTGATCCAAGTCCTCTCATAAAACCTTCTTGTTTTATAGAATCTTCGTCTAACTTATGGATAACACTAACATGTTCCATTAAATTTTTTAAATGTGTCATCTATCTACCCTCCATTATATATCGATTTTCTATATATATTATTAACTATACGTTTACGTTTTGAGAAAAACTAAACCCCAAATATGTTTCTTTTTTGTATTAAACTATCTGGTCCAATTAACTGAGGTTTTTGTGTAAAACCTCCAACATTTAATATTGATATTATATCAGCATGTACAGATTCCCAATTTCTATTCGGGTTAGTTGAAAGGGTTTGTAATAAACTTGAAGTCATTGCTCCTTGCCACTTGTCATCAATATAAGCATCTGCGCTTGTTTGATTATCTTTACAACCAGATAACAACACATGATCATTACCAATAGATTCACCAACTTTTATAATAGGCAACTCTCTATCAATACTTCTCATTCTTATATCAACAGGTGGTCTTATATATCTAATCTTATTTGGATTTGAACCGCTAAATTCTATTGTTTTATCAATAGAACCACTATGACACGAATCACATATAAATGTAAAGAAAACTCCATCAGCTTTAGTATTTAAAATATTTCCAATATCATCATCAGTCAAAGGGTTATTCCAATCTAAATCATGAGGACATAATATTTCATCTAGTTGATCTTCCAATTCATCCTCAACACCTCTATCTCTAATTTGAGAACCATGACCAGAATAATGTAATACTAATTCATCTCCTGCAACAATATGATCAACCAACCATGCCATTCTATGCATAATATTAGATCCTGTTGCTCTTTCATCAGTTAGTATTCTTATATTATCTGGTTTAAATCCATATCGTTTAATTAATATTTCATACATACCTTTAACATCATTAACACAACCATTAAGGTCAGCATTAAGATTAGGATCATATTTATTTATTCCAATGAGAACAGCAAACTTAGATGGCTCTCTTTGATTATCTATTGACCCTGGAATATAATAATCATCCATACTTGTCGCATCAGGGTCACTCCATGGATCAGGTACTTCATTAGCTGTAGTCTCATCATATATCTCAGGAGGAATAGATGTAACAGTAAATAAATTTTTAAACCAATTTAATATCATCATTATAAATTTCATATTTTTATCCCTTGATTGTACATATCATCTAATTTTTGTTGAGCAGAAACCTCTACATGACTATCATTTATTAATGATTCATCTCCAATTATTGTTCCCTCATTCTTTACGACTTGAATAGCTCTATCATCATAAAATCTTTTAATCTCAGGTGTTTTAATATTAGTTACTTCAAGTTCTGGCAATCCATTATCATCTAACCAATCAATTATTGCTTCAAGATTATCAGGGTCGTCAGCTCTAGCAGTAAATATTACTACCTTTATTCCTTCAGATAACCATTTCTTTACCTTTTCCATCATTTTAGGAATTGGTTTTCCAATAAAATTTCCACCTTTCCACTCATCATGGTGGGCTAACGTTCCATCCAAATCAACCCCATAGCATACTTGCCTATCCATTTTTCCTCTCCTTAATTTTTTAAATATATCTTTATGGTTATTTGTTCTTTTTTTATATTTAAATTTCTATTTGTCATCTTTTCTTCTGTCGTGGGGTACTTTGTTTTTTAAAGATAGGAATCTACTACCCCTCCATAACTTAGTAGGAATTCTTACAAACCCACAATCAGTCTCAACAGTAATAGTAAATAATGTTATTTCTTTTATTCTCCCACGCTTACTATAAACCTCAACAGGACTTCCTAATGCTATATGTCTATCTAACCTAATTTGAATATATCCTACTATTCCTTCAGCTACTACTTTTAATAACATTAGAACAACGACAACAATTAAAAAGCTAATAACTAATGAATCTATATTAGTTTTTTGTATTTGGTCTAAAGCTTCAGCTATTTCTTTTGATCCAGTCATATTAATATTCCTTTTTTAAAATGGGATTTGTAGTTGAACTCCCCATACAGTTTCATTATCAGTATCCATACCTATAAATGGAGATATGAATAAATTTTCCATCATTGGTAAAGGTTTTCCAATATTGTATTCAATAGGTGCAATGTATAGATATTCACTATCACTATTAGCTCCAAAACCTACACCAAGAAATCTCCAATCCATATCACCTTTGGTTCTACCATAACTAAATAAACTAGCTTCTATTGCTGCAAATGAATCACTAGCAATATTTAATCCTAATGAAAATCTAGGGTTCCACATAAATGATTTTTCTTTTGGTGGTTTTTCTACCCAGTTAATACTCTTAATATCTATTGGAAATTTTTTATCTTTATCTTTATCAAAAACCTTACTAGTCATATAAGCTTCTACATAAGCATCTTTTCTTCCACCCTTACCATCTTCCTCTCCAATAGCAACATTAGTATAAAGATCTATAGGATATGTACCAGTTGTCCATTTTTTTTCTCCTTTAATATTTGGACTATACATAGCCCAACCCCAAGGAATTTCATCTTTCTCACCCTTACCCATATCTATCTCTTTTTTTATAGTTACCTCACTATAATTTTTAGATGCATCAGTTTTATCCACATAATTATAACCTACCTGTTCTTTAAAGTCTTGCTTTAATTGAGCTACTATATTTCCTATAGCTATTATTTGTTGATCTCTTGCTTTAACTTCTTCTGTTATTTGTTTATTTAATAATTTTATCTGTTCTTGTAATAATTTATTATTATACTCTATTCTTTTAGAAGCAATCCCCTGACCTAGTTGAATCATCTGTTCATTATATAATGTTTCTTTGGCATTAAAGTAATCCATAACTTGACCAATTAAAGGAGTCACAATAAAAAAACATCCAACTATAACTGCTATAGTGGATACTGATTTAACTGTTATCCATATTTTTTCAAAATTCATTTTACACCTCACTTATATAATTATTCTTTGTTAGAAACAATCTTTAAATAGTTTCTATTGTTTGGTTTATCTATATTATCTCTTTGTTGAATTTTACTTTTAGTTGAGTTTTTAACAAAAGCTAAAGTTTCTAAAATTTGTTTTTTACATTGTATTAATCTAACATTTAGTTCTGGCCATTTTAAGCTAGAAGCCATATCATTAACTGATGTAATAGAATTTTCTATTGCTCTCATGTGAGAAACAAATAACTTTAACTGCTCTACTTCTCTACTAATATCTTTCTTATTTTCATTTAGAGACTTATTACCCCCATTAATTATTTTAAAAGACATAACACGACTCCTATTTATATTTATTAATATGTTCTATTTTAATTATCCTTTCTTATTAAACATTTATAAACTATATATATTAATAAACATAATATAACATAAACTAATTGTATAAAGAAAGGAAATATAAATGATAATCAAACCAATATGTCATGAAATATATCCTCAAGGGTGTATAGTTTTAGCAAGTTGTAATAAAAAGTGTGAAGATTATATGATATTAGTTAAAGAAAAAGCTAAAAGAATAAATAGAGATATTAGAACAACAACGCCATTTGGTTTTACTAGACAAAGTTTATATAAATATTTAAGAAATAAGTCATCATGTGCTGTTTGTGGGAATGATGAAATTGTATGGTCTACTAGACGAAGCTTTGGATCGAATGGAGTTTTAATAGTATCTAATGCACAATGTTCTAATTGTTTAATTGAATATAGTATTCAGAGATCTGACATATTAAAAGAGGTTACTTATTTGGAACCATTTAGAAGTCAAGCTTCTCCTTTTGTACCAACTAAATTTCTTAGATTATTTAATACTATAGAAAAGGAATTTCAACAAAATGTTAATTCAAGAAATAAAATACATATGTAAAGATTGTATAGTTTATCCAACATGTACTAAGTTATGTTATAAATTTATAGATGAAGCTTCTTCTTTTCTAATAGATATAGAGAAAAATCAATTACCTGATTTATTTAAAAAATTAAGAAAAGAAGAAAGATGTTTGTTATGTGGTAATGCAAAATGTGAATCATCAATAACTACTACACATTCACATAATAAAGGATCACATATAAATGCTTGGTTATATTGTATTTTTTGTGAAACTGTTTATAATATAGAATTTTATAAAGTTGAGCCTTTCTTAGCTGATATATATTGGGATTTTGATGGTGGTTCTAATGGGAATATGTTAGGTGTTAATTTTAAAAAATCTTTGGAAATTATAGATAATTGGAAAATAGATGAACTTATAACAAGTAATTTATTAAAGGAGAAAATTAATGGCAATAAATAAACATTTTCAAAAGACATATTGTCAAATATATAATTCAGATTGTTTATTATTACCATGTTGTAGTAAAATGTGTGATGTAATAGCAAATCAATACATGAAGGATTTCTTAAAGTCAATACCAGCAGAAGCTACATTTTATAAACCTATAAAAAATGAATATGATAAATGGAGCAAATCAAATGAATAATATTATGAGAAGTATATGTGATGATTGTTTGGTTTTACCTACTTGTGATATATCATGTGACAAAGTAGAATCAAAGATACAGAATATTGAAATTCATTTGGAATCTGAATTTGCACTTGACATTATAATAAATAAACATCACTGTCCTATATGTGGTAGAAATGAATGTTCATATTATGAAGATACACATTCAACAAAACAAAATGTTATGTGTTGTTTTTGTTACTATATTTATAATATTCATTTATATAAAAAGAGTATAGAGTTAAGAAATACTCGGTTTCATGGTAATATGTTTGCGACAAAAAAGACATTTAAAAGATATGTTAAATATTTAAGAGATTCAAATTTAACGGAAGGGTTTATTAAATATGATATGCAATGAGGTTAATCCTAATTGTTTAATTAAATCATGTTGTAGTGAAAAATGCCAATCAGTTATTGATTTAATTTCTAAAAAACAAAAAAATATAGATGAGTTTGATTATGATAATTTATTTAAGAGTATGATAAAGAATGAATGGTGTCCAATTTGTGGTAAAGATAGATTCCATTGTTCCAAAGTAAATAAACTTTTATATATAATAGATTGTCAATATTGTTGGACTAGATTTTCACTTGGAAGAAATAATCTTTTTGATAATCATTTAACTAAATGGGAAATAAAAAATGTGTATTATAATAAGCTTAAAATAAATTTTATTGGAACTGATAATAAATTAATAAAAGATATAATTAAAGAAAATAAAATAAGGAGTGTAATATGATGATAATAACAAAAGAAGTAATAAAAGAAATAGGAAAACAAATTGAACCTAATCTAAATTCAATGTCAGCAGTTGAACTTAGAACATTTAGACAGATTATTGATCATGTAACAAGTATGCAACTGGAACTTAATAAAAATGAAAAACTTCCAGTAATTATTACAACAATATCAGAAGCTATAGAAAGAGAAACTAATGTCGAGGAAAAAACAAAACTAAGAGAAGAACTAAGAAGAATTATAAGTAATATAACATAAGTTTATAAATATTTTAAATAAACATGGTTCTTAACTATACATGTTTATTTAAAATATTTTTTTTGTTCTTTTAAATATCCAACTTCTATATATATTAATTAACAATAGTGAATATAATTGTTATTAATTTAAATACATATTTAAAAGGAAGGAATATATTATGCAAGCATGTCCAGATTGTAAACAAGTACCATATAAAATTGCTGGTTGTGATGAATGGGAATGTGATTGTGGGAAACCAGTTGAATATATGTATCAAAATCATTGTTGGAATTGCGGACCAGAAGTCATGCTCAATGAACTAAATTCAGAATGGAGTAAGACACCTGGTATGGGTTTAGTTTGTTATAAATGTGGAAAAGATTTAACTGAATATAAAGGAATACATAATGGCTAAAGAAAAGAAAAATTGGTTTGACATATTAATGATATATTTCATTGCTTGTGGTATTGGGTTTAATGTTTTATTAATAACTTTATTATGGGGGTGGATATTATGAAAGCAATATATGCAGGTAGTTTTAATTTATTTCATGCTGGACATTATTATGTTTATTGTAAAGCATGTAATATGTTTGGAAAAGATAATGTGTGGTTATGTGTTGCTATAAATCCTGATAAAGATATTGATCCTGAATTTATTAAATGGACTCTTAATCCAATTACACCTAATGTTATTATAACAAAAGGTTTAGTAACAAATGAAAACCCTGATGTATTAATTCGTGGATTAAGAGATACCATGGATTTAGCATCAGAAATGACTATGGCTGATTGGAATGAAAAATTAGGTTGTGATACTGTATTTATTCC